CTTAATCAAAGGAGAAACATTATTATTATTTAGAACTACTTATGCTCCGAGGATGTTGTCCACACGGAAGATTCTGTAGTACTGGTTAGTCTTAGCAGTAGCAAGACCATCACGATCAGACATGTTGCCTACGTCTACGTATGGGTTTGAAACCATGCCATAGCGAGTCTTGAAGCCGATACGTGGCTGGAATGTGTCTTCTCCAACTGCACGAACCATTGTTAATGGTACGTATGGGCAGTAGAATACACCAGCGTCATATGGGTTAGTACCCTTATAACCGACTGTAACGTAGTCAGTAGTTGCATATGGGTCAATGTAGACCTTAGTGCGACCGTTAAGAACACCAGCGAATGTATTACCAGTGTCATCTACGTTCAAGCTAGTTGAAAGAGCTGGAGTGTAGTCAAGCATACCAGCAGCGACCAAAGCACTTGCAACATCTGAAGAACAGATGATGAAGTTACCCTTGCCTCTACGAGTTTCTTTAGCAATTACGTTACACTCACGCTCGATCTGAAGAATCAGACCCTTGAACTTCTCAACTGACCAACGACCATCAGCATCTGTTTGGATGTTAAAGATACCGTTGATAGCTGTGTTAGTTTGGAGAGCACCAACTTTAGCTTGTGAGTTAATAGTACGAATAACTTCACGGTTGATCTCAGCCAAGATTTCTGTAGACAGAATGTTAGCAAGTTCTGTCTCAGCATCCAATCCATGGATAGCTTTCAAATCTTGAGCAAGTTCAAGTGTGTATTCCGCTTTCAACGCACGAGACTTGGCTGTAACAGTTGCTTTCTCGATTGTGAAGCCCATCTCTGGGAAATCAGGACCAGTTCCGTCACCCAATCTTTCAGCAAAAGTGGTTGACATACCACCAGCTGCAAGGTTAGTACCAGCTGAATCAGCAATTGTGCTGTCGCCGTCACCGTCAGACAGGCCAGAAAGACCAGAACCGTCAGCTGGGTTTGAACCAGCAGAGTCACCAGAATAACGAGTATTAGCTTCGTTAAACAATGCTTCGTCATTTACTGACTGGCCAGCAACTGCTGACTGGTAGCGTGAACGCATTGCAAAGATGAGGCCAGTAGGACCAGACATTGGCTGAACACCACAAACGTCATATGCCATCAAGTTAGGCATTGCACGACGAACGAGTGCAATCAATACTGGGTTCCAGTTAGCTGCGTTAGTTGTGTTGTTAGCAGGCGCTGCTTCGTTAAGCATGCCTTCTTCGCGAAGTGCGATTTCTTGGTTTTCCAGAATTGCAGCAGTTACTGCTCTTCTGTGCGCGTCTTTAATAGTACCAGCTGATTCTTCGTTAAGAACTGGTGACCATTTTTCAACGAGCTTGTCATAAGATTGCGTCATAGCTTGCATCTTAATGCTCCTTTACTTCTTTGATTGTGATTTTAATGCAGAAAGGTAAGAGTCCATTGAGCTAGAGACTTCAGCTGGTGTTTCACCATCTTCAGTTCCATCAATTTCTTCTGCTTCTGTAGAAGTCTTCTTAGTGAAGTATGATTCCTTGACTGTAGAAACTTTCTTAGCGAATGTTTCTTCACTTTCGAAATCAACGTCAGCAACAAGTGACTTTAACTTTTCGATCTGAGTTTCTGCTAGGTCACGTGAGTTCTCACGAATGATTGCATCACGCTGATAACCTTCCAGTTCCTCGGCCATTTCGATTGCTTGTGCAGTTGTCTTGTTGAGTTTCTCTTCAAGATCTTCAACTGTATCAGCAAGTTCATCGACCAGGTCTACCTTCGACTCAGGTACTTCGATGTAAGACTCTGTGAACAAATCTTTCAGACTGTTCATGAAGTTCTCAGCAATCTCTGTACGCAGACCAGCTTGGATAGCAACTTTGTTGTCTTCCATCCACTGCTCTACAACATATCCGAGATATGAATCGACCTTTTCAACGAGTTCTGACTTAGTAGAGTCAATAGCCTCATTCAGTTCCTCGTCATACTTTTCTTCAAGACGATCAATTTCTGCAGCTAGCTTTGAATTAATAGCAGCTTCAAAAATTACACCGGCCTTGTCTTTAAACTCTTCTGAAAGAGTTGCTTCGTCTTTAATCAGAGCGTTCAGGTCTGAACCAAAGTCCGTCTTGTAGTTAACAGTACGTGCTTCTAGTTCTTCACCTTCTTCTACCTCAACACCTTCAGCAAACAGTCTGCCATATAGTTCAGCCATTTCTGACTTAGACAAGCTGTTCATGTATTGGAATGATGCATTGATCATACCAGCTTTAGTGTTAGGAAGTTTCTGCATTGGATCCTGCTTGGTGTTGTCACCTTTACGCTTTTTAGCGCGACCAGTTTTTTCACCAGCTTGATCTACAGACGCCACTGACTGAGTCTCAGCATTTTTAGGATCGTGACCTTCTTCCACAACTTCGTCCTCAACATCGTCGTGGAGTTCAATGTCCTGATCTTCTACTTTGTATTCATCAGTCATAATTGACTCCCTTTATATTTTAGCTTTGAGTAACGAGAGGAAATTCTTAAACTCACGAACCTGTACTTCGTAAAGGTCTTTTCGTGGAGCTTTCTTAATTTCAGTCTCCATTTCTTCAATAGCCCTAGCCTCGATAATGCCGTTATTCCAAACCCATTCAACTCCTTCCATAACCCCATTTACAAATGCGCTAGGAGCAGATGGATCTTGCACGATATCAACCGCGTTAAGAATAAAGTCGTCTGAAACGATCATTGCGTCACTACCTCGCTTTAGGCTTCCCATACCACGAGTCGAAACACCCAGTCTTACATCACCATCAAGAAGGCCTTCAACGATCCTTCCCATAGGAGTATCTAAGATGGTTGCTTTTCCGATAACATCATTTCCCTTCCAATTAAGAGATTCGATCTTATGCGAAACTTTGTCAAGGTTAACTGTTGGACCTTCTGGATGATTCAGCTCACCAACAGCTCTACCTTTTGAAACTTGGTCGTCGACATACTTGCCGACTGCTTGCTCCATAACTGGCTTAGGATAAATCCTGCCATTACGGTTCTTTTGCTCGGAAGACATGAACACACCTTCAATAGAATATTTCTTTCCACCGTCTTCTTTAGCTTCTTTGAAGAACTCAATTCTATCTTCTGTGTATTCCGAAATAAGTCTCATTTCATCTTCCCGTATTGCTTGACAAATTGGGTTGCAGCTTTGTTGGCTTGAGAATGGGAAGTGTATCTATCCAATCTATCGCCATCTACGTAGGCTATATAACCCGTTTTGTCCTTTCTAATCTGAACTGGAATTCTATCTACTCTAAAGTTCGATACAACATCGCCTTCGAGCTTCTTAGAATTTAATTCTCTTAAATGATCAAACTTTATCATTTTTTCTTCTTTGTATATTATTTATATAAAAAGATTTTTTGAGAAAAGAAAATTTTATGAATCTTCTTCATCTTCTTGTTCTTCGTCTTCTTCATCATCTA